CTTCGGCCGCCACTGCATAGACAATCCGAGACCCAGCCACGAAGCTGTCTAACAAGGCGTCAGCAAGGGGGCCTGTGCCCACTTGCTCAGCGATCTGCTCATGGTCGCTCAAAGACACCACTTGCCCCACAGGGGCCAGGCTCGACACTCCGACCTTGGCGTGCACCGCCGACGGATTGTTGGCCAGCAAAGCAAGACCGCCGTCATTGATCTTGACCAGTACGTCTTTTAGGGCCATCATTCACACCTCTTTTCGCTCAGCGAGCCATGGGGCCGTTCGTCCAGGCCGCCAGCTTCGCCTTGAATTCACTCTCGTCGATCCGCTTACCAGGAGCCCACCCTTGAGCCTTCATCAAGCCGGCGATTTGCCAAGGCTTCACACCCAGGCGCTCGGCCAGCTCCTCCACGGTCGGATCTTGGACCGCGACGTCAACCTTCACGTCGTCCTTGGACTTGCTCTTGCTCGACAACTGGATCACCCCCTAGTTCTGTGAATGGTCAATGTCGATTCCCTCGATCTCAACAGCCGTAAAGAGCGGAACCTCTTCCGTCCTGTAAATGCCTCCATCAAACTCCACAACGATGTCGATGGCCACCCCGCCGCGCTTCATGCTCTGGTCTTCTAAGAACTCTCCGGTCGTCGGCGTGATGCGCACCTCGCTGCCTTGGTCGTCCACGATCACCGTGGGCAAGGCTGCCAGAAACTTACGGCGACGCTCCTCCAGGGACTTGCGATCCTTCTCGACCAAAAGGACCGAGATGGGCAAGATGGCCCGCAGCGCCTCGTACGTGTAAACCCGCTGATTCGTCTCCGGTCGATCCTCAAAGGAAACCTTCCGCTCCACCCGGCGATAGCGCTCGTTCTGGTCGATGATGAGCGCCGCATAAGGCGGCGTTCGATGAGCCTGGAGGTCGGCTGCTGTCTCGAATACCACTCCATAGCCCACTTCAGGACTCTTTAGCAGCTCTGCCAAGAAACGTGTCGCCTGGTAGATCACGACAAGGCCTCCTCAATGCGTCGGTTCACAATACTTTCGATCTCCCGCTGATCGTCCTCGGAGATCCCCAGGAACGCACGGCGTGGCATCTGGACCTTACGGACCTGGACCCACGTACCATCCACCTGGAATCTCAGAAACCGAGCCCGTTTCGCCCGAATCTCCAGCCCCTCTTGGTGCACCCGAGCCCGCTTGTCGTTCGTGCCGATCTCCACAGCGTTGGTCCGGGCTTGTGCGTGAATCGAGTTAGCAAGTAATCCAGTGTCCCGAAGCGTCTGCCCGCCGGACTGAGCGCGCAGGGAAGGCGGCCACGACTTGCCTTCGGGATCGACACCTTCTCGGAACCTAAGCCGGGTGGAGGTGACCATCGCCTCTCCGATCTCCTGGTACATACCAAGGAAGTTGAGCTGGCGCAGTCTGTGCAGCGACTTTTCAAAGCGCTTCCAGTCACCGATTTTCTCGATGGTCAAGGTCGATGCCATGCAAAGCCCCCCTAGAACAAGTCCAGGCCGTCTCGCATGGCCTTCGGTCGCTGGGCGAACATGACGGTATGGGCGGGGGCCGGTTGGTTTGCGCCGATGCGGACTTTCCCGGCCGCAATCTGTTCCAAGAGCCGGATCGCGTCCCGGTAACGGGTGACTACCGCTTTGTCGGCCGACTCCTCATCGAACCCCCGCCGAGCGAACAGGTTGTAGACGGCGATGTCCACGCACAAGCTCCGGATCAACTGGGGGACCGGCTGCAGGGGAACGGAATAGCGCCCCTGCAAATAGCCGTCGATTCGGCCGGAGGCGTCGCCAATGGCCTGGTTCACCCGCTTCTCGACCTCGGGCGTCACCTCACCTGCGCCCTCATCGTCGACCAGAGAGAGCAGGACCTGATCGCTCACTTGCCCCAAGAGATCCTCGCGTGTGCAGTACATCGTCACTCACCCTCGCCTTTGCCGTCGGTGCGCTTTCCTGCCTTCGGTTTCTCCTCGGCGGTCACGTCCACGATCAGCATGGGCTCTGCTTTGAGCTGCTCCAGCTGCTCGGGGGTAAACCGGTCGTCCGGGTGGACGGTCGGCGTGGAGAAGTGTTGCACGCCGCAGCGCCAGAACCCGTCCTTCTTACTAGTGATCCGAATAGGCATCCCTTTCACCTCACACGATCTGTTGTTAAGCCGCCTCACCCGTCGACCCGTAGGCCAGCTGCCACAGGGCGTACCCGGCGTTGTCCATGCAGTCGACGCCGTACAAGTACTCCTTGCGCATGAAGACGTTGTGGTCTTCGGGATTCTCAAGTCCCACAAACTCCAGATCCTTGACAATCTGCACGACGAAGGGCTTGATTGGCCGTGACAGATCGAGAAGGAACCAAGAGGTGGGCGCTTTGGCGAGACGAGGGAGCACCATCACCTCGGCGGAGTCGCGGTTGATGTTCGTGGCCCCGCTGCCCGTGCGCTCCGCCTTCACAATCTCCAGAGCCCTTGCCCGAAGCTGCGGCGGTACCACCAGGTGGGTGGGCGTAATCTCCAGCGGCTCGCCCTCGTCGTTCCGCAGCGATTGCATGGCAGCATAGGCCGCCTCGTACGATTCCCGGGTGAGCTGCTTGTTCGTACGGTTCGACTGGACTCCGCCGGCTGCGTTCGGGTGGTCCGTGTCGAAGAAATACTGCCCGTCGTAACACAGGTTCTGGAATCCACCGATCAAAAGATCGACCACAAGCTGGTCCCGGTGGCGCGCCGCCAGATCCGCCATGTTCTGGATGCGGGGGCGTACCAGGTTGAGCTTGTCGAAAAGGATCTCATCCCGGTGGACCGAGATGGTGTACTCCCAGTCCTTCTTGCGGATCGTGAAACCGTGTGCCGCCAAGCTCCGGATCACGCGGTCGCCGACCCACTCCCGCATCTGACCAAACCCGGTCAGCCAGTTGTAGGTCTCCTCTGGCGAGTCACTGTCGATTCGCATGGCCAGGTTCGGCCAGATCGTTGTACGGCCGGCCAGTTCCTCGTAGAAGAGCGCCCTAAAGCCCGCGCTGGCCGCCCGCAGCCGTTGCGCATTGATCGTTTTCATCTGCGGTTACCTCCCTAGTTAGGCCTTATCGGGTCTCGACCCAGACCCCGTCGTCGGTCACTTCGATCACTCGGCCGGCGGTGGGGTTGGCAGCCCCGGCTTCCTCGTCACGTGCTCTCACCGTCTCGTCGTCCCGGATGAAGCACTCCTGGTACACCATCCCCGGCGTCACGGGCAGCGCACTGTCGTTCCGCCAGAGAAAGACTCCCCGGCGCACCTGTACCTTGGCACCACCGTCGGCCCCGTCCCGGTTGTCCACCGCCTCATCGGCCCGACCGACGGCCCGCAGACCCTCGGTACTGGCGGCCGGCACGGCATTGCCATCGGCGTCCACGGCCACGAGTGCCCCCAGGTGGATGCGAACGCCCGCAGCCACCGGCAGAACAACGAAGTCACCTTCACGCCGCAGCGTGTTGCGATCCTTGGTCAGTGCCATCACTCACCGCTCCCTTGCCACTTTTTGAAGGTCTCGTCGCTGAGACCCAACTGCTTATTGATCGACGCTTGAATGTCGTCGATTTCACCCGGGGCCGGCGGCTCCTTGCCTCCCGCAAGCTCAGTCCCCACAGGCACCACCTGGGGAGCCGAGTCTACGAACGCCTTTGCACCGGAGGGGTCCTTGAGGGCGTATTGCTTCAGCCAGTCGGCGCTGGCGGGTGCAATCTTGCCCTGCTTGAGAGCAAGCTCCACCAGATCGTCTGCGTCGCGCTCGTCCAGGCGCTGCTTCAAGGCGTTGAACTCCTGGACGGGAACGTAGCCCGACGGGTTCTTCAGGGTGAGAATCCGGGCCTTGGCCTGGTCCACTGTGGCGTCATCGCTCAACTCCAACAGACCCAAGATGTCCTTGTGGGCCACCACTTCCGTGGGCGTCTGCCCCTTGAGCGCTTCCACGGCCTGGGCGATCACGTCGTCGCCCGCATCGTCCTTCAGTCCCAACAGTGTGATCAGTCTCTTGCGCAGCTCGTCCATCGAGTCGTCATCCTCCTTGCCGTACTTGTTCACAATCGGCACCATACCGTCGATTGCCGGCGTGTTCGTCAGCGCCGCCGAATGCAAGAACACCGCCCGCATGTCCGACTGGCGTACTCCGACAACCGGCGAAAGGTAGCGGTACTCCCGGTTCCTTACGTACTCGCCGCCTCGCGGCGTCCACTCCACCTCGGCCCAGATTCCGGCTTCACCCTTGTCCACCAAGCGCT